TAATCAGGCAACGCTTTACTTTCGTGACGGCACTACTGCTGGCACACTTAAACTTGTTGTTCGCGCCGGTGCAGCAGGCGCAGAAACCACCATTTTAGATAACATCCCACAATAAGGAAAACATGAGCGCATTCAACGTATCCCCAGAAAACAAAGCCGCACTCCTGGCACAACGCATCGAACAACTAAACCTTGAAGGTTACCAGCACGAGTTGTTGGTAAAACAGTTTGATGCTGTTGGTGCTGGCGAATCAGACGAAGCAAACGCTTCACGCGCAGCAATCGAAACCATCAAAGCTGCACTAACCGTGTGCGCCGAAGAATTGGAAAACTAATGACCGTTTGGATTGAACCGTTCCCTAAAAAGAAACGCGGTGACGAATTCGGTAACCTTGCCCCTTACCGTAAAGGCAGACCGCATCGTGGCCTTGACTGGAGTGTTCCAGAAGGTTCACCAATCAAAGCTATTTGTTATGGTCAGGTGAAAGAAGTTGCTTGGTCTGACGGTTTGGGTTGGTATTTGATTCATTCAGGGGATGCTGGCAAAAAGTTTGTTATCTACGCACATTTGAAAGAGAAACCAGACATTGCGGTTAAAACCCTTGTTCACCCTGGCGAAACTGTTATTGGTCACGTTGGAAACACCGGCACACTAACGACTGGTTGTCACCTTCATCTTTCTGTTGCCACCACCAAAAATGTTCACCTTGCACCCTACGATAAACTTGTTGATCCAGCCAAACTATTTGAAGAAAGCGAATAATGGATAAAGTCAAAATGATTGCCAAACTACTTGGTTGGTTTGTGTGGTTCTCAATCGCCTTAGTGTTTGTGGCAGGGTCAGCTGGTATTGCTATGGGCGCAATCACAGGTGACTGGGTGACTGGTATAACCGTTATGGTTGGTGGTGCGTTGCTGCTCGTGTTTGGTGAAATTGGTCGAACAATGATTAGCAAAATGCGTGTGGCTGTGGATGATCTGCAACGAGCGTTTAAGAAAGCCGCCGATAGTATTGAAGAGCAAGCTAAAGACCCAAAGAAGTAGTCTTATCAGCCTTGTAAGCCCCCTACAAGCCCTTAAGGTGTCTTGATAGGGGGTTTTCTTATACTAGGCATTTTTTCACGCTCTTCAGGCGTAAAACCGCCCCAAATCATTGCCGTTTCGTTGTAAGTCAAAGCGACTTGTAAACACATTTCAGCTAACGGGCAAGCGTTACAAATGTTACGAGCAGCACTCAACGCGATAGCCCTTGTTTCTTTATCGGTGCTGATGTGAAACTGTCTCACATTTTGTGTGTTTGGTTTTGGGTAAAAATCGGGATCAAACAAACCAGGGTTGTTTTGACATTCGGGGTGTTCGTCTGCAACAAGACGGTTAAACTCTGTTCTTAGCGACTGCACGTTGGACACAACTCCCAACCTGCTTTGAAAACCCAACCAAACACGGCAGCTGTTTTGTAAGCCTGTTGTGCATCTTTGGGTTGGTTTTTTACTTCGTCAATAAAGTCGGATAGTTTGCTGCTACAAAAATCACAACTCAAATCTGTGTGTGTGGAACTTATTTCACGAATCAATGTCTGTGCCTCTCATTAGATTTATGACTATACACAAAAAATGTGTGTAAAGTGTGAAACGGGTCACCAATTCAGGCAACCCGTTCACGACACAAGAGAGGAAGTATTGTGCCAGTAACAAGTTTAGTGTTTGATAACGCACACACTCACGCCGTATTCATTGGCAATCACGCTAACGGGTCAGCTGAGTGGCACGAGTTGCGTAAACAGGGTATTGGTGGTTCAGAGGTTGGAACTATTTGTGGCCTAAACAAATGGGAATCTGCTTACACTTTGTGGGCTAAAAAGTCGGGTTTGATTCCTGATCAGGTTGAACAGTCGGAAGCGATGGAAGCCGGCACGTTGTTGGAAAAGTTTATTTTGACCGAATACTTTGAACGGTTGAACCCTGACCTAACAATTTGGGGTGATGTTGGCACTTGGAAACTTGACTGGTCACACGCAAACCCTGACGCAATTTATCAAACTGCTGATGGGTCGTTTGGTGTGTGGGAGTGTAAGACTGCCAGGTTTGAAGATGATTGGGTGTTGCCTAAACGTGGTGAACGTGGCACGGGTGAACACATTCCGCGCAGCTATTACGCACAGGTGCAATGGTATTTGCGTGTTATGGGTTTTGGTGAAGCGATTGTGTCTGTGTTGTTTGGTGGGCAAAAGTATCGTGAATACTTGGTTGTTGCTGACAAGTTTGCTCAGGAAACCGATTTGGAGTTGGCAACATTGTTTTGGATTGGTTTGAACAATGGTGAAGCCCCTGCGTGGGATGGATCAACTTCAACTTATGAAACTGTTCGCGCCGAAAACCCTGACATTGTTGATGATGTTGTGGACATACCAAACCAGTTGGGCAACGATTATTTGATTGCGTTGAACAACAGCAAACAGGTTGAAGAAACTTTGAACACCCTAAAGTCACACATTCTTTCTTTGATGGGTTCAGTTAAGGCTGGGCGTATTAACGGTGAGGTGCGTGTGGTTCGACAGGCTGGCCGTAACGGCGGTTCGCCTTTTCTAGTAAATAAGGAAGTGAAGTAATGGAAATAAAGTTAGGCGATTTTGTTCGCATTGTTGTTCGTGACGAGAAATACCCTGTGGCTACTGAAGTGATCGGCACAGTTATTCGTGTAGGTTATTCGTTTCGTAGCCCAGACCACTACCGTTTTGAGGTTGCTGGCATTGACCACTTCTTTGACACGTTTGAAAAGATTGAGGTGACTGTTAATGGCGAACTTTGATTTGGCAGCTTACGAAACAGTTGAGGAACGTCACGCCAGGGCTTTAGCGTTGCACCCTGATTTGCGTTGTGTCATCATCAACCACACAACAGCACACGATAGGGCTGCTAAAACTTGGGTTGTTGAGGCTCGTGTTTATTTGAACGCTGAAGATCAGGCTAACGATTTGCCTAAAGCAACTGAGTGGGCTTTTGAGATTGATGGTGTTGGTATGGCCAACAAAACGAGTGCGTTGGAAAATGCCAGCACCTCAGCTTTGGGCAGATGTTTGCGGTGGGCTTTGGGTGGTTCTAAGGGTGCGAGCCGTCAGGAAATGGAAAAAGTTGAACGAGGCGTTACACCTATTGGGCGTGACTGGCTTGTTGAAGCAACCTATGCTGATGACAAAGATACACTAAGAGCATTATGGGCAGAAGCGCGAGCAAACAAAGCACCAAATTTGGTGCTAGATCAGATTAAGGCTATTGCTGATGGATTTGCGGACAAAGATTCTGTGGGCGGCAGCAACGGAAGTTAATGAGGCTGCGAACATTGCTTGGGCTTCTGGGCAGTTGAATACTGCTGAGGATTTAAAAGCTGAGGCGGTTCGTTTGATGGAAAGGATTGATAATGGATTTTCAGACACCGGACAGCATCATTCTGGAGTTGAAAACGATTCGTAGCGAATCGGCTAAAGGGGTTGAGGCTTTGTTTGAGGCTGAACGTGAATTGGCTGAGGCTGAACTTGCGTTTGATACGGTTCATAGTAAGGCGTTGTTGGCTAATCAGGGAACAGCCCTTGACCGTCAAGCGTTGGCTTCTTTAGCGGCTGCTGATGCCCGTTTTGAACGTGATTTGGCGCGAGCCAGGGTTAGCCGTATCAAAGTAAAACTTAAAGTGTTGTCTGAGCAGCAGATGAGTGTGCAAACGCAGGCTCGTATGGTTGAACTGACTTGGCGCACAAGTTGAACCCTAAAACTGTGAAACTGTTGCGTGAACGTGACAAGGATCAATGTTGGCATTGTGGCACAACAGAAAACTTGACGGTGCAACATCGTGCTAACAGGGGTATGGGTGGTTCTAAGAAACGTGATAACCCTGCGAACCTGATTTTGTTGTGTTGGTTTGTGAATTTTGAGATGGAAGCGTCTAGGGTGAAAGCTGAGGTTGCTTTGCGTCAGGGTTGGAAACTGTTGCAAACTGATCGGCCTGAACAGGTGGCTGCTTTTCATTACCCGTCAGGCAAATGGATTTGCTTGGATGATAGTTGGGGTTATACAGTAGCTGAATAAACATTGTGAGAGAGGAAGCAATGGAAGAGGAAAGAAAGTATCCGACAACACCGTGTGAACAATGCGGTTACCCGATACGAAACGAAGCGATTACTAAAGCAAAACAGCGTGGTGTTGAACTTACGCATTGTGAATCGTGTCGCGCTAAACCGGCTAAAAAAGTTGGTTCGTGTAAACCGTATCAGGGTGAGTTGGATGACGATTTGAACCCTGTTGTGCGTGGCAAGTTGTATATGCCTGGTGACCGTTTGTGTGGGTTTTTGGATTGTGTGAATTCGGGTCACGTCGTTAATCCTGCAACGGGCAAACCTTATTCGGTTCGTGGCCCTTTCAACTTTGAGGCTGTTCACGAAAAGATTATGCGTGAACTTGCTGTTGGTGTGGGGGTTAGACGATGAAAATCGGCAGCCTGTTTAGTGGCTATGGCGGTTTAGATTTAGCTGTAATGAATGTGACTGGTGCAACGGTTGCGTGGCATTGCGAGTGGGATGATGCGCCTATCAAGATTTTGGAAAAACATTTCCCTAATGTTCCTAACTATCGTGATGTTTCTAAAGTAGATTTCACACAGGTTGAAAAGGTGGACATTCTTACTGGTGGGTTTCCCTGCCAAGATTTATCGTTGGCTGGCAAAAGGGCTGGTCTTAAGGAAGGAACTAGAAGTGGTCTTTGGAGTGAATTTGCAAGAGCAATTGATGAACTTGAACCAAAACTTGTTGTTATCGAAAACGTCAGGGGAATCCTTTCCGCTAACGCCCATAGCAACTTGGAACAATGTGAGTGGTGTGTGGGTGACGGATCAGGTGAACCTTCTTTGCGCGCACTCGGTGCTGTTCTCGGAAGTCTTTCCCAGCTCGGGGCAAATGGTTACGATGCCCGATGGGTTGGTGTTCGTGCTGCCGATGCCGGTGCGCCCCATAACAGGTTCAGAGTTTTCATCATCGCCTATAAACGTGGGGGGGGCAAATAACATTGCCAACCCCAAATACGATGGAACACCGTGAAATAAAAACACCTAAACAAATAGCTGAACTCCAAAAGCGTTCACCTGGTGGTTACAGAAACTTGCGAGAGGTTGTCATTAATGAAGTTATTTCCGACACCAACGACAAGGGATTATAAAGATGGGCAAGCGCAACATAAACGAAACGGGGTTGTTCAAGATGACACCGTTGCCAGATGCATTATCGAAAACATTAGGGGGGGGGAAATACTAATGCCAACACCTAAAGCTTTGGATGGTGAGAAAGGTAATTTGAAGTCTTCACAGGAACGGTTGGATGCTGGTAGACAAGTTGATTTGCCTAACGTGGCCGTAGACATTTCTGGGGGGGGGTCTTGTTGCCAACAACAACCGCTTCAGATTGGAAAGGCGCAAACCACAGCAGATCAGGTTCAGCAAGCAGCAGAGGTATCGCCACAGTTGCTGCCAACCACCAGACGGAGTATGGGTAACGCTTCACAACCTGAAGTGGCTGCAGGTGACCCTAAGAAAAGAATTGAGAACACGGTGTTGTTAGGTGAAGTTAGTTGGGGCAAGTTTGAGCCTGCTATTCGCCGTTGGGAACAAGTGTTGGGTAGACCTGCACCTGCACCCACAAAACCTGACGGTAAGGATGGCGCACACCGGTTGTCTTCAAAGTTTACTGAGTGGATGATGGGGTTACCTGATGGTTGGGTTACTGATTGTGGTTTGTCGCGCAATGAGGAGTTGAAGGCTTGCGGTAATGGTGTTGTGCCACAGCAGGCAGAGTTGGCTTTGCGAATGTTGTTGGATGGTGTTGATTTCAAATTTGTTGAAAAGCAAGTTTATTTGCCTACACCTACCGTGATGGATCAACGTGACGGAAAACACTTTAGAACTGTAGCTATTAAAAATTTAGAAAATGGCATCAATCGCGGTTTGAATCTTAACAATGTAGTTGAAGCGATTGGAACTGATTGGGTTGATGGTGACAAATTTAAAATGACCGATGAAGGTTTAAAAAAGGTTATTGAATGAGTATTGAAATAATGTCGCTGGTTCTCAACCACTCCAAAGCAACCGGCAGAGCAAAACTTGTTCTAATGGGTATAGCCAACCATCAAGGCGATCAAGGTTCGTGGCCATCCATCGCCACACTAGCCAGGTATGCTAACGCTTCTGAAAGCTCAGTCAAACGAGATTTGAAAGAACTTGTTGCACTTGGTGAACTCAAAATTGAACTTCAAGCAGCCCCAACAAACAGTCAATACAAAACAAACCTGTATTGGGTTACGTTGTCAGGGGGTTCAGATGATGATGTCAGGGGGTTCAAATTACATACTTCAGGGGGTTCACCTGATGACACGCAAAACATAATTAAACCTTTAAAAGAAACTAATGTCGTTCAGTCAAAAACTGAACAACGATTTATTGAGTTTTGGAATGTTTACCCACACAGAAACGGTGACAACAAAAAACGAGCCAAAACAACTTTTATTCGACTAAAAGCCAGCGAACAAGAATCAGCAATCAAAGGTGCAACCGTTATGGCCAATGACCCTGATCTGCCACCAAAACAATTCATTCCTATGGCAGCAACCTGGTTGAATCAGGAACGCTGGAACGACATTGAAGAACCAGTAACAGAAAAGATGAAACCAAAATGGGCATCGGAATAATTGAACGAGCTGTTATTGGTGCAGCAATCATTTCTAACGGCAAACTACTTGATGACTTCAACTTGTTGCCACAAGACTTTTACGAGTTTGAACATCAAAGACTTTTTGCACAAGTATTGAAAAACAAAGAAAACAACATTGCTTGCGATGCCGTCACACTAATCAGCAAACTACCTAACGATGGTGAACTGATTTGGGATTGTGTTGATGCTTGTTACTCAACAGATTTGGCAACAGATCACGCTAAACAAATCAAGTTGGCAGCTAATCAACGCAAGTTGCGTGAAACAGCAGAAGTCATTTTGACAAGTGAACAAAGCCTGCCGGAAACAGTCAAGTTTTTGAATGACACTTTGAACGCTGTTGAAGGTAACGGGCAAATAAGTTTCACCACAATCTCTGACGATTTTGATGACCACATTGACCAGCTACAAAAACCAAACACTAATGCAAAGTCGGGTTTGAAAGACATTGATAACATTTTGCAAGGGTTTAGACCTGGTGCGTTGTATGTGATTGGTGCAAGACCTGGTGTGGGTAAAACTGTTGTTGGTTTGCAAATGGCTTTGGGGTTGGCACGATCCAGTAATGATTTGGGTGTTAATGAGCGCGCAGGCTTAGTTTTGTTTTACTCGTTGGAAATGTCTAAACGCGAAATAATGAACCGTATCATCGCCCAAACAACAAATGTTGGCATTGATGAACTTGATGGTGGCGAACTGTCACCAGCAAACTTGTCAAAGATTAGGGCGCAACGAGCAAACATTTCAAGGATGCTATCCGTAAACGATATGGGTGGCCAAACAATCGGTTCAATTCGTGCTTACGCTCGCACTATGAGCCGCACAGCCCCGTTACGCGCTATTGTGGTGGACTATTTGGGGTTGATAGCTGACGCAACAAAGTTTAAAAACCGTTACGAGGGGATCACGTTTGTTTCTGGTGAACTGAAACGGTTGGCAAAGGATTTGGGTGTGCCGGTTATTGCTTTGGCACAGTTGAATCGTGACAGCGCAAAGTCGAACACTAGACCAACAATGGCTGATTTGCGTGATTCGGGTTCTGTTGAACAGGATGCTGATGTGGTGATTTTGCTTTACCGTAACCCTGACGATACTGATCCTGCTACTGCTGGTGAAATTCATTTGATTATTGCTAAGAACCGTCACGGTGCAACAGATTATGTAACCTATTTGTTTGATGGCCGCCACGCCAGAATCATTACACCAGCAAAAGCAACCTATTAGGCTTGTGATGTGTATGTTTATGCTTTGTGTGTTCGTTGCGGTTACCAATGGGAAATCGTGGCAAAACGAAACAACCTCAAAGCAAAATGTGACAGCTGTAAAGCAACAAGAAAAGAAAAAATAACTTACGGTGACGAAATATGTTTCCCGTGGTCTGGTGACTTTGATGAAGATGATCGGCCAATGCTAAAAGGGGAACTTTACCTACCTGGTTACCGTTTGTGTAAACACCGTGATTGCACTAATGTCAATCACATAGCACCATTTAATTGAGAGGAATACCAATGGCAAAAATTGAAGTAACAGGTGACGTGTCACGTCTGCTTGGTGATAAGGGTTTTACTTTGGCAGAACCGATTCGCAAACAGAACGGGGTGAACTGGGAGGTGGTAGGTTCACGTTATTACACCGTTTGGGTGAATCAGCTGCCTCAACCAAATGTGGGGGGTGCGGTGACTGTTACCGGAAACCTGTCTTGGAAGTTGGAAGAATACGAGGGCAAGCAGCAGATGAAAGTGTATGTGAACGCAACACAGATTCGACCTGCTTTGGATCACCAGACTGTTGTGCAACAGAAGCAAGCCTTTGCGAAGATTGTTCAGGAATCTGCACAGTCTGCAACCGTTGATGAAGATTTGCCTTTTTAGGTAAAACTTTTGATTCCCCTGCTAGGTGCTTTTTTTATGATTGCCCTAGTGGGGGTTTCTTTTACCTTGTTTGGCGCGTTTGTTTTGGTGTGGTTCGCTAACTTGTTGGATCGGTGGTTGGACTGATGTGGTCTATTGTGTTTGCGTGGGTTACAGGGTTTACTTTGATGTTTGCCAGTTTTCAGATTGATTCTTGGTTGCGTTGGATGTGTTTCTATTTGGCGTTGTGGTTTTTTGTTGCAGGGTTTATTCAGGCGTGGGTTAAGTCGCGTGAGTGAGTTTAGTTTTGTTGTGCCTGGTGAACCTATTGGTCAGGGTTCGATGAAACATATTGGTGGTGGCCGTATGATTGCGAGCAACGATAAGAAACTAAAAGCGTGGCGTGAAGCGATTGCGTTAGCTGTGCAGTCGAAGCGTTTGGAAATGGGTGAACTGGTTTCATTTGCTGGTGCTGTGCGTGTTGATGTGCAGTTTTGTGTGCCACGAGTGCAAGCCGCAGCTAAAAGAACCTACCCAACAACACCCTATGATTTAGATAAACAGATGCGCGCCGTTGGCGATGGAATCTCGGTGAACTGTGACCTGATCGTGAATGACAGTCAGATTGTTGTTTGGAACGCTAAGAAAGTGTTTGCTGATGGTTGCCCGTTTGGGGCGCACATTCTTGTTACAGAAATGTAACCTAAAAATCACCTTTTACTTGTTGCCTAAAACGCTAAAACTTGGTTAGTCTAAAACTACTGCGAATGAGAGGAAACCAAATGCAGTTTAATGAACTAACAATGGAACAACAGGTGGCACTAAAAAACGCCCTAACCTGGTTTCGCGCTTACCGCGCAAACGATTCAATGGCCACATTCAAAACCTATATGCAAGCTTTTGATAATGCGTGTGGTTTGACCGGTTGGACTGATGCATTGGTTTTGGAATGGTTGAAGGCCGCCGAATGAAAACAATAATCGTAATGATCCTGTTTCTGTTGGCTTTGGCGTTGTTGCAAGCAATCATTTTGCCTTTCGCTAACGTGTTGGCAATCCTTATGACGTTTGCTATTCCTTACGGGTTTTGGAGGTTGTTTTGTGGCTAAGCATAGGGGCGTGAGAAATCGGCGTATGTGGTGGCAGATACGGTTGGAGTATGTGCATCGTTGGGATGCCTTTAAACGTGATGTGGCTTATGACTGGAAATGGTTTTGGGCTGATGTTGCTGAGTGGAGAGAGGAACACAAGAGATGAAGTTGTTCACTATTTTTGTTAAACGCAATAAAACTTTGAGAAAAATTGGTTTCACAACACTTGGGCCTAACGAGTTTTTTTATTTGCAATTTCGAGATGGAACTCGTGCTTTGATTAATAAATCAATAAGAACAGAAAACATTGGATTTCGACTTTTGGACAGCAAAGGGAACATCAAGGGAGAGAATAAATGAAACCACCGATTAGAACTGATGCTGAACAGATTGGTTACGCACGAGGTTACCGTCAAGCGATCTTGGATCACGCTAACGAAAAAATGTTGGATGATTGGCGTGAAGCTGGCAAAGAAGTCGGGCGCAAACTTGGTGTTGTTGCTGAAAGGCAACGCATTATTGATTTGTTGTTGGATTTGAATGTGATTAGGCGTTGTGCAGCTACTGATGAGTGGGTTGCGTTTACTACTGAAGGCACAGAAGTTGTTTATTTGACCGGATTGGAAAACAAGTAATGGCTGAAACATACACACCACCACAAAACGTGCAGGATGCTGCTAAACGTGCTTTGGTTTGGATTGCCGCAGGTAAAGCAGGTTCAGGTTTTACAGCTGTTGGTCGTGCAAGGGCAGGCCAGTTGGCTCGTGGTGAAGCAATTAGTGCTGACACGATTCGTAGGATGCGATCTTATTTTGCACGTCACGAGAACGACAAGAAAGCGACAGGGTTTGTTCGTGGTGAGGATGGTTTTCCGTCACCTGGTCGTGTTGCTTGGGATGCTTGGGGTGGCGATGCCGGTCAGGTGTGGGCTAATTCGGTTAGGTTGGTGAACGAATGAAGCTTACGTTTGTAAAACGCAGTCGTTATTCGCGGTTTTGCATAAAGCCACATACTTTTAGCAAAAGTGCTTTTGGTATGAAAGGAATTTGCTGGTTGTATTTTGAAATTCGGATTACTAAAGGAGTAAACAAGTGATTGAAAACATTAAGAAAGCCCTAGTGGACACAGCTGTTGAAGCGTTTAACAAAGGCTACAATTTGGAACGCAGCCAGGCTGACACGTTCGTTGTTAGATCAGACGAATTCAATAAAGCAATTGCTGACGCAATACAGGCTGGTAAAGATGCTGCGACAGAAAACTTGAAAACCCGTCTAGAAGTTTTGCGCGACATTTCACCTATTGGTTCGCCTGTAAGTTTGGCCATCACAAAATGGATTCACGAACTTGACTAAACCGTTCGACTTGTATGACGCTGTTCAGTTTTTACGCGCCGACCTTGTTTGGTCACCAGACTTTGAGAATGTGCGTTTAGGTTTGGCAGACTTGTTTCAAGCAGTTGGCGAAAACTTGTCAGCCGATGAGATAAAAAAACTTGAACCAGCGTTGTCTAAAGTTGTTACTAACCTCAATGAAAGCACGGACTGGGATTGTTAGAAGACTTGTCACTACCTACTGCGGTTAAGGTTTGTCGCATTGTCACAATAGCTGACAGTCTTGAACCTGCTGATCGGGGTATCCTTTTGGCTGCGGTTGGTAATGATGAGTGGGGAACAATGACTTTGAGTAAAGAGTTACGCAAACGAGGTATCACCATTAGTGACAAACTGATTCGTAATCATCGAATCAAGTCTTGCCGGTGTTTTGATGCTTGAAAACCTTGAACCTGCACCGCGCCCACACACGACACCGTTTGGTGCAGTATCTATTGAGTTTGATGGAACACAAGGCACAGCCACCACACCAGGTTTACCTGAAGGTGCAGATTTTAAACAGTTTCTGATTGATGCAGGGTATTCCCCTGACGAGTATGAGGTTGTTGGCACACCACGCACAAGCCGTTGGCAGCAACGTGAGGGTGGCGATTGGCTGACCGCTTACCGTTTCAACTTTCGTTTACGTCTAAACGCTGAGTTGGATTTGCCAACCTTGTATGTTGAAGCAAAGAAAACAAAAAAACCTGCCACCAAAGTTGTGGATAACGGTAAATGCTTTGTCATTTTGGCAGCTGACTATCAGGTGGGTAAGGTGGCCAGTCGTGGCGGATCAGGTGAACTGATTACAAGAGTGTTGGGTGCTTACCAAAAGATTGAAACACACCTAAAAAAGAACAAGTATGAGCGCATTGTTGTTTTGGATGGTGGTGACATTGTTGAAAACTTTGATAACGCTGCCAACCTTGCACAACTTCAGTCAAACGATTTGAGCCTGATGCAACAAGTTGATTTGGCTGCTGCGTTGATGTGGGATTTGTTAAAGCTGACAACAAAATACGCTCCAACAACTTATGTGTCTGTGGGTTCTAATCATTGCCAATGGCGTGTAGGTAAACAGGCGGTAGGTAAACCAGGTTTGGATGATTGGGGTATCGTCATTTTGCAACAGTTGCGCCGTCTTGCTGTCGAAGTAGGCTTACCGGTCACGTTTTTGATTCCTGAACCACACAACGAATCGTTGAGCTTTGATCCGTTTGGTGACGGGTTTCACATTATTGGGTTGGCTCACGGCCATCAAGTGTCACGCCCTGACGGGATGGTGGGTTGGTTGGCGAAACAATCTTTCGGGCATCAACCGTTGGCAGGGTTTAGCGTGTTTTTTAGCGGTCATTTTCATCACACAAGGGTTGAAGAGATTGGTCAAGCACATAACGGCGGTTCGCGTTGGTGGGTGCAGGGTGGCACAATGGATAACGGTAGCGACTGGTTTAGGCTCACTTCGGGGCAGGATTCGCAGGTTGGTATTTCGTGTGTTGAGTTGGAACGTGGGAAACATTTCACAGGAACTGTTGTAAAGTTTTAGGTATTCTGGTGGCACGACTAAGAACGGTGGTTATAGACCCTTATTCAAAGTCACCAGATAGGGTCAGGTATGGTTTCGATTGTTGTGAAAGCCGTTTACGGAACGCAACAAGACCAGGGTTCAATTCCCTGCTGATCCACGTTTGAGAGGAAACATAATGAGTAAATGTTTGGCAGACTTTGCTGCGGTAAAAACAGCTAATGCAACAGTTTTTCACGGGTCTAACCTTGATGTGTTGCCGTTTATGGCTGATAACAGCGTTGATGCGATAGTTACTGATCCTCCTTACGAGTTGGGGTTTATGGGTAAGTCGTGGGATAGCACGGGTATTGCTTATAGCGTGGAGTTGTGGCGTGAGTGTTTGCGTGTGTTGAAACCTGGTGGTCACATTTTGTCTTTTGGTGGTTCGCGCACTTGGCATAGGGTTGCTGTGGCTATTGAGGATGCTGGTTTTGAGTTGCGTGACAGTATTGCTTGGTTGTATGGGTCAGGGTTTCCTAAGTCGCACGACATTAGTAAGGCCATTGATAAGCGCGGTGGTCAAAACATTAGTTGGTTTGGTGCGTGGCTAAAAAACTGGCGTGAAGAAAACCAAGTTAGCCAAAAAGAAGTTTCTGCTTTGTTCCCTAGCAAGACTGGCAACTTGACTGGTTGTGTAGCCAATTGGGAACTTGGTTTCAGTTTGCCAACTGCTGAACAATTCACGATTATTTGTCGGCATTTTGATTTGCCTTTTCAATCATTGGAAGAAGCTGAACGTGAAGTGATTGGCACAAAATTTTCTGGGATTGCTAACGCCGCTGAAAAAGATAGACATACAATCGGTGCTTCTAAGGCTGTTGAAGTTGATGTTACTGCCCCTGCTACTGATGAAGCTAAACAATGGCAGGGTTGGGGAACAGCGTTGAAACCTGCGTTTGAACCTGTTGTGGTTGGGCGTAAACCTTTGATTGGCACGGTGGCAGCTAACGTGTTGGTGTGGGGTGTTGGTGGGTTGAACATTGATGCCAGCAGGATTCAGGCGGATGATGCTGTGGAAGGTCGTAGCAGGCACGGTGGCGGTGTTGTTGGTAATGGCACAAGTTTTGAGTTGCCTGATAGCACAAGTGTTATGCCTGCTGGTCGTTGGCCCGCAAACATTATTCTTGACGAATACACGGCAGGGCTACTAGACGAACAAAGCGGTATCAGCAAAAGCACAGGTGGCCGCATAGGAAAAAAAGAAACATCAAACATTGACTTTGGTTTGTCAGGTAACTATGAGAAAGGTGACCCTGGCTTTGGTGATGTTGGTGGTGCTAGTCGTTTCTTTTATGTTGCTAAAGCTTCTAAACGTGACCGCAACGAAGGCTTAGAAGACTTTGAACCACAACGTCACGCTGACCGTGTGAGTGACACAGGCGTTGGTGGCGATAATCCACGCAACCGCAGCAACCAAGCTAAACAAAACTTTCACCCAACAGTCAAACCAACAGACCTAATGCGTTACCTAATTAAACTCGTTACACCTGCTGGTGGTGTTGTGCTTGACCCGTTCACAGGATCAGGTAGCACCGGCAAAGCTGCTTTGTTAGACGGTTACCAGTTTTTGGGTATCGAAATGACAGACGACTACCTACCAATCATTCAAGGCAGACTGGACTGGGCTGAACAACAATCCACACAAGCCGATGAAAAAGAAAACGAGAAACTGTTCTAATGCCAACGTATGACTATAAGTGTGACAAGTGTGGTGCTGTAAGAACACAAACCATTGGTTTAGCTGATGTGGACACGTTTCGTGCAGTATGCGCTGACGGTGACCTGATGCGTAGAGTGTTATCCCCAACACCTGTCACGTTCAAAGGTTCAGGCTTCTACACAACAGACAAGAACAAACGCTAATGGCTGTCTATTATCAAGACGATTATGTGACTTTGTATCACGGTGATTGTTTAGAACAAACCGCGTGGTTGGGTGCTGACGTGCTTATCACCGATCCGCCGTATGGTATGAACAGAAGTTTTATCGGAACAGGTCATTACGATTTGGTCAAAGTAGCAAATGACCACGACACAAACATTCGTGACAATGCCCTAAAAATGTGGGGAAATGAAAAAGGCTTTATAGTTTTTGGCCATTGGAAATGCGAAAGACCAACAAACATTAAACACCTGGTTATTTGGGATAAAGACAAAATGCCAATGGGCGATGCTACTTCAGCCTTTGCAACAAGTCACGAAGAAATCTATGTTGGTGGCAACACGGCTAACTGGTTGAACAAACGCCAACAATCAGTAATCAGAGCCAAAGTGCAAGTTGGGTCAGATAGACCAAATCACCCAACACCAAAACCAATTGCTTTAATGGAATTACTTGTATCCAAAACCAATGCAGGAGTCATTGCTGACCCTTTTGCTGGTTCAGGTGCAACGCTTATAGCTGTAAGAAACTTAGGCCGTAAAGCCGTAGGAATAGAGTTAGAGGAAAAGTATTGTGAGATTATTGCCACAAGACTTAGCCAACAAGCCTTTGACTTTGGTGACTACTAATGCCTTTTCCTAAACCCTGCCTAGACTGTGGCCAACTAACCACAGGCAAACTGTATTGTTTACTCCACGCAACAACCCGTGAAACATTGGCAGCCGAAAAACAAAAACAAAAAAAAGCCACCCGCACCCTATACCGTTCACCACAATACAAACAAACAGCCAGGCTCATACGTGACACAGCTACCGTATGCCACCTATGCGGTAAAGGTGCAATCGTTGGTGATCCTTTCACAGCAGACCACCTTATAGCCGGTGACCCTTTAAGCCCATTAGCCCCCGCCCACCGATCCTGCAACTCACGCAGAGGCAACAAACCACTAACCTAACCAACAACACACCATAAGCCCACCCCGTTCACATACGGGAGTGGGTTTTTTTCTACCAAAACCATTTTGACCGAAAC